AAATCAACAAAATGGATACTATTTTCAGTTCCATATCCGGGAACATTATTAACTCCATTAAAATGAACCTTCAAATTATTATTTTTACCTGTATTTGTATAATGATTCCAGACTGTATTTCTATCATTTGATAAATAATCTATATCATTATCTGTTAAATATTTATCAACATCAATATTTTCTTTGGATGGTTCCAGTAATTTTCCCATATTTTTTTGATTTTTTGGTGGAATACATATTTCTTTATCGTCTTTATTGTATTTAGCTATCCAATAATCGGGACAAGTTGCTTTACGAGGTGGAAATACGGTATTGAATTCTGGATAAAACCACCAAAAATAAGTAAATACAATCAATAAAAATATAAGTGCTATGGTTAATACAATCCGATAATAATTCATTCTATATATTATAACTAATATAAAATAGTTATAATAAATTAACATTTACTATATTCAGCCACACCATCCCAATATATTTTATTCTTTAATGCCCATGCTTTTTTATTACAAACAGACCATTCTGTCTCATCATTAAAATCAATACTCTTAATATTATCTTTTTCATTATAACCGGTGGTATCTTCTAAATTTGTTTTTCCTTCTTCAGACGTATCTAATAAATCACCAATATTAACATCATCAGTAGGTACAACACATACGGTTTTTTTATCTTCATTTTCAGTGCTTTTCCAATAATCAGGGCAAGATTGAGGTTCTGTAGATGGAAATTGAACGGAACTGTTTTTTTGACTATTCATAATTATACCTAAATATGTTAATATTACAATTAATATTAATACAGCTATAGTAATCACAATTAAATAGAAATTATCCATATATAATTATATTATATATTTTAGAAGCTAAATATATTTAGTATTAAACAAATATTTATTTCTGATGTAAGTTTATATAATGTCTAAAATTATTCCAGTAACTATAAATAACGACAATCAAATATTAGATTATGAAAAAATAAACGGACGTGTGAACTTATTAGAAGAACCGTCTCCTGAAATATTATTTAAAATGCAAGAACGTGTTGCTGTAAAAAATAAAACATCTGAATATAGAGAAGCTTTAAATGGTGTATTTGAAGAAAGTGAATTATCCAATTTATATTTTTCAAAAGAAAATATTCAAATTATACAAAATGGTATTCGCGCTGGTATTTATGAAAAAACAAACAAAGAACATATTATACCTCCTCAAAATATTGATACTATTAAAATTATTATGAGAAATATTTATATTCAATATGTTGAAAATCAAACGGATATTACTACTGAAATTGAACGATTAAATCAACTCGTATTGGGTTATATTATACCTCAAGTGCACGGTTCTTTAGTTAGTTATTTTAAATATATTAAAGATCAAAGTACTTTAGTAATACCATTAGAACTTCCTAATCAATCTGACCGTGATTATAAACAATTAGAAATGAAAGAATTTATTTAAATCATTGTGAATAGATATATAATTAAAAAAGTTTAATTATATACTTTAAAAATTCCTATTTCTATCTATCTATTTTTTATTTTTATTTTCTATTGATCCTGGGTAGCAATATAACCACCTTTAGATTTAATTTCTACTTGTTTTACTGCGAACGCGTGTGCTTTGTTTTCGAAACCATGATCCTTTACTTTAGATGATTTTCCTTCTGTTCCTACCTTACCGTAAGTAACACAAGTTTCAGTTCCATTAACTATAATTTTCCAAAATTTATTAGCGGTACCTACAGTATTCGTCATACGAGGATATTTATCGGTGACGGTAGCGGGTTGTTCAATAACAGGAGAAACAGCAGCAGCAGCAGCAACCGGTTCAACAACTGGTTCAGTAATAAAACCCACCTTTTTTTTAGAATTTTGAGCACCCTTATTATCCTTAATGTTCTTTGAATGCTTCTTCAATACAACATTAATTACTTTAATAGCCCTTTTCTTAAGCTTTTCAGCCTTTTGAATATTCTTAATATTTTTGGAATGTCTCCTCAAGACACCAGGAAGAACTTTTCTAGCCATTTTCTTATTCTTTGCCGCTTCTTTTTCAGCAGTTTGCACCTCTTTCAATAAGGCTTTATATGCCTTTTGTTGGTTTTTCTTTAATAATTTATTATTCTTTTTCATTTGAGTATACATCTTACCATTTTCTACACCCATCTTACCCAATCCCACAAGAAACTTTGGGATAGTAGAAGTAGTATTTGAAATATTCTTTGTTGTAGACGACATGTTTTAAACTTTGTTATATGTTGTTTGTTTGATGGAATAAGTATATTGTGTATTTTTTTTTCAATTTTTCATTTTTTTCATTTTTTGAAAACATTTTTTAGTGATTTTGACCATAATATCATTGTATTTCTTCATCCATTATGTTAATGGGTTCTTTTCTAGCACGATCATAATTTGTATTTTCACCACGATTATCGTTTAATTTCGCAATCGCACAAATATATGGGTCATTCAATTCAAACCGAATACCTATTATAGACACTTTTATAGAAGTATTTTCTTTAATATTATTAAAATACGATTGTGTAAAATGATGATCCCGAGCAATAAATATAGTAATTGGGACATTACCTTCATCATCAACCACTTCTGCATGAATACCTGCTTTTGTGATCGTTTTTGTTTCGCATTCTATCAACATCCCTTCTACAGGATGACTTATCATACATTCATACATAGTTTCAAATGTAATCACTTCACCACATACAACGCCACTTGAATAATTAATTACCTTTACTGAATTCGGTCTAATATATCCTTCTACAATACATTTTCCTTCATTCTTTTGAGAAATTACATTCTGTAAGCTGGTCTTTAAATTTTGTCCAACTTCTGTAATGTGTAAACTAACTTTGGAACTTAATACAGAAGGAACATAAACACCATATACTTTATTATCTCGTTTATTTGCCATGTTACTATAGAACTATAAAATATATTTTTATGTTATTTATTAATATTAGTTATATTAATAAAATTTCAATTTTTTATTTTTTTATTAAAAATATTTTTCTCATTAATAATTGTTTTTTCTAAATCAAAAAACCATACTTTATCGCTATATTTATTTAAATGTCGTAACAACAATTCTAATATTACACATAAACTATTACGTAAAATATATTCAACATCCTTTATTGTATATTCTTTCTTTTTGGTAAACGCATTTCTAGTTAAAACGTTATTTATTCTATCTTTGATTTCTATTTTACCTGAATCAGTACATAATGCACCAGAACTTCGGGTACTCATATCTTTGTATTTAAACATAACTTGATTATTTTTAGACATAAACATAAAACCTATAAATTGATTTATTTGATTTTTTTCAACATAATTTACCTCACGAATTTGAAATACCAATTCATCGCGTTCTGTTTTTTCAGCTATACGCCATATTTGAGTTGAAATATCTTGAACAAAGATTTTAATATTATCTTTCTTTTTTTCATCTTGAAAATCAGCTAAAATAATACCACGTTGTTGAATATCAGATTCTACTATTTTTTCATTAAAATATTGTTTAATAACGGTTTCCTCTTGAGAAAGAGTATTTATATTATTATTAAATAAATTTGTTAATAACAGTAATTTTTCTTCTAGAGGTAACATATCAATAAAATGATAAATTAAATACTGGAATGTATCTTTTTCAGTCAACATATGTTCATCAATTAAATCATTATGTACTCTACCTAAATGTTTATACCAATTACTTTCACCTGTAGGCAAATTATATTTAACAATCTCCTTTTCTTTTAAATATATCTTCTTCTTTTTTTCTTTCTTTTCTTCTTCACCTTTAATTTCATTTAATTCATTTCTTAAAATAATTAATTTATTAGCGTTGTTCCTTTCCGTATTATAATGATTTATTTCAATATGTAAGGATTGAATAATTTCTGTATATATGTCGCTAATATCTTTATCATCTTGTTCAATAGTTTCCTTTGTTAATGCTTTTGATATTTTTGTCTCTTTTTTTTCTTCTTTCTTTATTTCTACGTTTAAATGTGGATGTTTATATTCGATTGGTTTAATACGTTCAAAAATTGTTATTTTTTCGTTATTAATTTCCTTTGGTTGAAATGCATAATATTGATCTTTATTTACAATATAACCTTTACGATTATGTTTATCTAAAACATATTCATTTTTATTATCAACAAATCTTGATAAAACAAAATCAATATGTTCAATTGGATAAGTTCGATTGATTTGAATTAAATTAATAATATCATCTCTTGTAAAAAAAGCATAATCTTTAAAAATTTCTCGGATGCGTTTTACGATTGTTGAATAATTCATTTTCGCAAAGTCTTCATTATATGTATTTTTTATAATATCATCTTCTCTAATACTCTCAGAAGGACTGCATTGATAATTACAATTGTCCATATAATCACACATACTAGAATAAGGAACATCACCTATTTTATATTTAATTGTTTGTTTACTTGCTAATTCTATTTCGATATTTTGATTGGATACTTCTGTTAATAATTTATCCACAGTAAAATTTGTTTGTTCTATGTTTAATAAACAATCCACGGAGACTTCTTTTAATAATCGCGTTACCTTTCCTATTTGTATCGCTTTTTGTTCCGATGTACGATATATATACATATCTGCTGGTTCTTCGTTTGTATCTGTATTGGTTCCATGTAAATAAATTTCTACATTTCTTTTTTCAAATGGTAATCCACAATGACTCAAATTACGTACACCTCGTCCTATTGTTTGTTCTATTCTGTTTGTATTATACCATGGATCAAGTATATGTAATTGACGAATATTTTTAAAATCTAACCCTTCACTAGCTGCTTTTGAAATTAATATAACTTTAACATTCTCACCATTTGTATTATTGGATGAAGTCGCAAATTGTATATCTTCCAAATTATTGGGTGAAAATGATTTATCACCTGTAATCATTACATATTGTGCTTGTTGAAATGGTTTATTTTCTTCTTTCGGTTTCATCGTTAATGAATCTATTGGTTTAATCGGAGGTTTACGTGTTTTGAATAATGGCTTTGTATAAGAAGCACTACCATAACGAGTAAAACCTAATTCTTCTAAGGCTAATGCAATTGGAACAACACCTCCATCTATATATTGGGAATAAACCATTACAATACCTTCAGAATTTAAAATAGATTTGCATATATTATGTATTTTACTACTATATTTCGATAAATTTTCCATTTGAAAAATGGGTTCATAATTATCGTTATTGTCCTTATTGTATTCATAATTATGTTTTAAATTATAATCAGTTGTTATTATTTCATGACTTACTATATTCATTAAACCACTCTTACCTATCATACCTGATAAAATATCTTCATTATTATCATTTTTATTTACATCAAATTTATCATTCGGATAAACAATATTCAATGATTGTAAAAAATCACTTAGATAAGTATAACCAAACGTTTCCATATTTTCAAAGGTAGGCATAATGATTTCTTTACCTTTCATTCTTTTTATGATTTGTTTATTGTTTAAATTATAAATAAGATTATTATAAACCAATTTCTGATAATTTCCCATAGTATTCATGTATATGGGTAAATGTTTTAATGGTTCTTCTATTTTTATTTTATTCATTTGCATTTCAAAATAGTTTTCTGTATCTAATGCATTTTCCTTTGCAAAATCAGTTGGATAAATTCTATATGGAAATGTATATGGATTCTCTCCGCGCACATAAGAAATATAACCTATTAATTTTCGTTTTAATAATTCTTTACCTCCTTCTGTTTTATTCCCTTCTTTATCTATTTTTTCTGGTATAAAATTCCCTTCTTTATCAAAAACCATATCTTCAGTAATCGTGCTACGTTTATCTACACTATTCAATAAATTAGTAATCCATATAATCTCCTTGTAATTATTATACATAGGTGTTGCTGTTAATAATAACAATCGTAAATTAGTGGCTTGTTTGCATATCTTAAACAATAAATTGGATAAACGTTTTATTTCTTTATTTTCTTGTGATGGTCTTATATTATGCACCTCATCTATTATTATCAAACGATTATTAAATACTGTTTGAATATTGTTTATTTCTATTTGTTTTTTTTCTTCTATGGTTAAATTGCTACGTTCATCAATCATAATTTTTTTTTTAATATAATTCGCAAATTCATTATACCCTTTAAATGAATAATATTGTTTAATTAATATGTTTATTTGAGATATTACTTTTTCTTTGGTTAATCCTTGTAATTGTGTTGGATTAATTTCATTTAATAATACCGTACCGATACAAGTATTTAAATTCCATAAACCATTTTCTAACTTTAATTTGTGTTCATCAAATAATTGTAATCGGAAATTATTTTGAACATTCGGTGATGCAATAATTAAAATTTTTTGTTGTAAATTGACTTGTTTCATATATTGTCGCATCTCTTCTGCAATACCAATAGCACTGCATGTTTTACCTGTACCTAATCCATGGTATAATAATAAACTATTATATGGCGTTTGAAATGATAAGAAATTTTTTACAAAAATTTGATGAGGCATTAATTCAAATTCAAGATTGCATACTTGTTCCGCTCTTTTTTTTATATCAACTATTTTTCCATCATACTTATTATCATTAAATTCTTTGTGTTTGGCTATTTTTATATTAAAATTTGGGTCATTCAGTGTCGGATATAAAAAATCATATTCATCATCAATTACATTATTATATTCTTTTTGTTCTTTATTAAATTGATAATTATTATATTCATTTGATTCAATATTTGTTGGAGGCATTAATAAATCTGTTTCTTGTTGAATTGTTTCTTCTGGAATTATTAATTTATCATTTAAATCTTTATTATATCCATTATTATTTATTTCTTCTATTTCATTATTATCTTTTTCCGTTTCTTCTTCTTCTTGGACGGTATCTTGGACGGTATCTTGAACGGTATCTTGAACGGTATCTTGGACGGTATCTTGAACGGTATCTGTTATTTTCTTTGTTTCATGTTCTAAATATATAATTTGAATAACTAATTCATCTTTTAAATCACCGAAATAATATTTTCCTTTATCTTTGGGCTTTATACCTAATTTTTTTTTTAAATCTAATATTATATCATTTAATTGTTTTGCTTTTAATATTTTTAATTCAATGACTCTATTTACATTGTTATTTAACAAATCATTTCTATACGTTTTTTTTCTATCTTGAACCTCTAATATTGTACTTTTACCATTTTGTGTAACCAATATATTATTTAATTCTTTACACATATTGGTGCCTTGAGGATTTTGTGGAGTACGAGTATCACAACGACGTTTTCGATCTCCTATTTTTTTACATCGTTTACCAGGACCACATTCTTCTTCTTTTTTGGGCAATAAATTGGTTAATGATATTGAATTTTTATTTTTTATTTTTAACGGTTCTATTTTTGATAAATTACCTAATAGTTCATTTTGTTTATCCATATAAATATAATATATATATATACTTAATATAATATATGGGTAATTTAATCACAAAAGATACTAGATGTTTAATGTGTAAAAAATATATAGATTATAATGGTATTAAGTGTATTAAATGTAAATCTTATTATGATATAGATTGTATCCAATCATATAATGAAGTTACACATAACTCTAAATGTCCAAATTGTGAAATAATACATATGTTATTTTATTGTAACAATGATGGAACCATTTCTTATTTAAAAAATCGTCCTATTAAATTTTAAATGTAAATATTTATAATTTAATTAAATATGTAATGTGTAATAAGTATTTAAAATGAATGCTATTTTTGTTAATAACTTTTTCTTCTCTTCATTATAATTACGAATCCGTTGTAAACATTCTTCTATGGAAAACCAACCCATTTTACTTACTTCTGCCTTTTCATAATTATCCAAATTTAATGTATTTTCATATGGAGTATAAGCTATAAAATATTTATGTTTATAAGATTTATAATTAGATCCTGTAAATATTTCTTCAAATGGACTAATATTTTGTAAAATACATAAATTTTTTTTTTCATATCCAGATTCTTCACAATATTCACGAATAGCACAATCATAATCTTTTTCTTTAAAATTACGTCTTCCTTTTGGAAAACCCCATTCAGCTTCTTCCCAAATTGGATATTTATTACTAATTTCTATAATATCATTTATGGAATAATGTTCACTGTTTATATGTACTCCATTTCTTAAAGCCATTAATTTATCTTTTGATATATTTTCTTCACTTTTATATTGAATGGAAATTATTTCATCACCCCAAATATTTGCCCACAATTCCTCAAACGTCATATTTTTTAAATTATTCTTTTCATTAACCGTCATTTGTTTAAACATATTTATTATATAATTCTTATCATTGATTGAATATTTACCTCTCATAAAATCTATAAATCCTAATGTATGTCGTCTCCGAATCATTAAAAATTCCATCTTATTATCATGATAACGATATGATATTATACCACTACTCGTAATAGGTATTTTACATTGATTATATAAATGGCCTTGTTTACCACAATTGTTACAATACTGTTCATTCATTAAATTAGGTTATTCTATATTAATATATTATGGTGTTTTTATATACTTATACGAATGAATTTTGAACCTACTATTTGGGGGCCTCATTATTGGTTTTTTTTACATACTATCGCCGAATCATATCCATTAACACCAAATAAAGTTACAAAAAGAAAATATTATGATTTAATACAAAATTTCCCTCTTTTTATTCCACATGATAAAATTGGTAATCAATTTAGTCATTTAATTGATAAATATCCTGTATCACCGTATTTAGACACACGAGAATCTTTTACACGCTGGGTTAATTTTATGCATAACAAAATAAATTATATGTTGGGTAAAGACCAATTGCGATTACCCGAAGCTTTGAAAAAATACAGAGATTTATACAAAACAAAAACAGTTCATTTAGCAGAAAGGTTTCATATTAAAAAACATTATATTATTTCTCTTTTTATTTTGCTATTGATAGGTTTCATATATCTAACTTATAAATAAGATAAAAAATCTAATGATAATTTAATTATGAGATTTGAAATTATTCTTTTTTTAATTGCTAGTTTTATATTAGCAAATATTTATACTGATGGTAAATATACAAAATTATTAATGATTAACAAAAAATATATTCAAATGGGAGGGGTTGCTTTTGCTACAATAATGATTTATTTATTAATCAAGAAAAATCCTCTTCGTGCGAAAGATATTGTGACTGTTTCCAATGATTATATCAAATATTTACCTTTGGACAAAGATACAACTAACGTTATATCACCTATATTAGATTTTACATCAAAACAAAATTTTTATGATAATCATATTGATAATGGTAATCAACCTATATTACCTGTTCATCAAAATGCTGAAAATAAGATTATGAATTCAGGCAAAAAAGGCACGAAACGTTCTGTAAGTGAAACGAAAAAAAAATTTGTCGCTTCCAGACAAAATTGGAATTGTAATGATTGTAGCAGTCAATTAAATGCTTGGTTTGAAGTTGATCATGTAGTAAGATTAGAACACGGCGGAAGTAACCATATTGATAATTTAGTTGCTTTATGCAGAGAATGTCATGGAAAGAAAACAACTATTGAAAATTTATAAATATCTATTTTATATAATCTTTATAAATTATATAAATGTATGAAATAATAAAATCAAATATACTTACTGTTTTACTATTTACCATTATATTATCTACCTCCGTCGGATTATATATTTTATCAGAAAATAATAAACTGATCTTTGATAATAAATTATATGATTCTCTCATTTTAATAGTTCCATTAACACTTATTTTATTATATTCAAAAGATATTTTACCCGATTATTCACAATTAAAATCATTAAAATTTATACCTTATTCTTTGTTTATCATTACTTTAGCTAGTTTTATTTGGTATTTATTTTATTATAATAATATTTTCAGTTATTACACTTGGGGTGTTACTTTATTATTAACATTCATTGTTCTTGTTGGTTTATCAATGGTTTTTTATTTTTTTGGAGACTATATTAAATCCATGGACGGTCTTTTAGGTAAAGCAATCCGTTTTATCTTTCATCTTCCTGAAATCATAAATGAATTGATTGATTATGTAGTTACTGAATATCGTATAACCACCAAACCTATTTTATTTTCATTTATTCTTGAAATTATATTGATTTTAATTTATATTACTTTACCTTGGCTGATGAAAAAAATATTACATAAAAATAGTGTATATTTATTAGAAGATACAATCTTTTTAGATAATCCTCAAAATATACCTATCCATGATCATGCTGTTTTTTTACGTGATGAAAATGATAAAGACGTATATCGTCGTAATTATGCGATTTCTATGTGGTTTTATTTAAATAAATTTCCTACTAATTATATTTCTTATGCTAACGAAAATACTTTATTTGATTATGGAAATGGTAAACCAAAATTAACTTATGTTTATGATGAAAATGATGAATTCAAAAAGGACAAATTCGTTTTCTATTTTTCAAATAAATCCGAAGAAAAGTATGAAATTACTCTTCCTGCGCAAAAATGGAATCATATTGTATTTAATTATCATTCCAGTCATGCTGATTTATTTATTAATGGTAATTTAGAAAGAAGTTTTACATTTGAACCCGAAAAAATACCTACATATCATAGCACCGACGCTATTCAAATTGGTGATGAAGGAAATTTAAGTGGGGCTATCAGTAGTGTTCAATATTTTAAAAATACTTTGAATACAGATACTATAGCCAATTTATATAATTTAACCATGAATAAAAATCCACCTTTATAATATTTATTTATATGTATTTAGTATATAAATGAATAATTTAGTTCTATTTTTAGGAATTATATTAATAGTATTGATATACATTTTGTATATGTATTTTACCATGAATTCTACAACATTATTTTCATCTGAAAAATTATTTAATACTCAAGAGACAGTTGAAATAACGTCCAAACCAACATCAACAAGATATGCATATGGTATTTGGATTTATGTAAATGAATGGGATTCTAATATCCAAAAAGTTATTTTTGACCGTAAAGATAATGTTAAATTATATTTGGATACAATGTCTCCTACCCTTAAATGTGATATTACCATGAGCGCTAGTGATACTGAAACTGTGAATATTACCGATAATTTCCCTCTTCAAAAATGGACACATGTTATTGTAAATGCCGATAATCAATATTTTGACTTTTATTTAGATGGTAAATTAGTGAAATCTGTACGCGCTCATGCTGATAGTTCTATTCCCAAACAACCTCTCAAAGATACAAAAATGAATTTAGGTAGTGGCGTTCCTTTCGATGCTCATGTTACACGTTTTTATCATTGGAATCAACCCATTGATCCACATACTGCATGGAAAACTTACATGGCGGGCAACGGGCAATCTACAATAACTAATGCTACCAGTTCTTATGGTGTAAATCTTCACGTTTTAAAAGATAATATTGAATATACCAAATTTCAACTTCTTTAATTAAATAATTTTAGTAAAATCGTTTTATAATGTTAATATATAACGATTATGAATACTGCTCCAATTCAACCTATATATAAACCCCCAATACCTACAGCTCCTATAATTTCATCGGTTCCAACTACCGGTCCATCTACCAATTCATATATGAACCCATATGGTGCTTTAGATAAAACTTCTAATTTTATCTCTAATACATCTAATACAATTAGTTCATCTTTGGATAATATGTCCAAAAATGTATCTGAAAATATCAATCAATTTTCGAATGCTGCTGTTGTAAATCCGGATGCATCTTCTAGTTATTTAAGTTCAAACACTTTAATTGCTAAATTCGCATTTCTTATTTTAGTCATTATTGTATTTTTATTTTTACTTAATTTAGGCATTATGATTATACAATATTTTTATAGCCATTCAGAAGACCCTTATCTTATTAAAGGCATGACTTCTGGAACAAACCCGGTTATTATTCAACAAGACCCAAATAATACCGATTCTATATTAATTAATCGTTCCAATAATGAAAGCACAGGCTTAGAATTCACATGGAGTGTCTGGCTACATATTAATGAACTTGAAGACCAGAAACGTGTTTATCAACATATTTTTAATAAAGGTGATACTTCTTTTTCAAGTAATGGTATTGCTAATATGAATAATGGACCTGGATTATATGTAATCAATAAAAATTCATCTGTGAATGTTGGTTCTGCGGAATTAAGAGTAGTAATGGATTCAAATAATAAAAGCGATAATAATTATATTGATATTAAAGATGTTCCTATAAAAAAATGGGTTCATGTTGCTATTCGTATGCAAAATACCATTATGGATGTTTATGTAAATGGTATTGTTGCTGGCCGTTTAACAATGACTGATGTTCCAAAACAAAACTACAATAATGTTAATGTAAATCAAGAAGGTGGTTTTAAAGGTAATTTATCCAATTTAAGATATTATAATAGAGCTTTGAATGTTTTTGAAATCAATAATGTTGTTTCATCTGGACCTAGTTTAGAAACTTATCTACCCGTTGAAAGTCCACAATATTTTGGTTATTTATCACAATTATGGTATTCCTCCAAAGTATAAATTAATTATATTCATATAATATAAATATAATTATGACTGATAATTTTTGTCACCAACGAAAATTAAATATGCTTTTTCATGTTCCGACTAATCGTGAAGAATTAATAAAACCTGATCCAAACTATACAACAGAACAATTAAATATGAGGAGAAAAGTAGAAATATTAAAATACAATAAAAATACAAATAAAAATAATAGCTTAACAAAAAAAGGTAATTATGCTCATTTAGTTCGTGGTAATTATAAACAAAATCGTATGATATGTGAAAATGACCATAAAATACCAACCAGTAGTTCTAAATCAGATATTCCTGGACCCAGTATATTTCTATTTGAAGATAAAGATGTTCCATTATATAATTATAATAATACCAATATTGATCGATATAATAGTGATAATGGAATTAGTTATAATAATGAAAGTGACCGTGAATGGACGTTATATAACTTCAACGATTTATTAATCGCGAATGATGTACGTTTATCAATTTTAACCATTTACGATACCATTAAGATGCCATCTTATACTTATACATTTAATACTCCTATTTATACAAATATCACTGGAACAAATTTAACTCAAACCATGAAAAATATAGTTTATACATTAAATATTAATTATATAACATTAAATGTTTATTATAATGATAATGTTATTTATACTCAAAATTCTACACCTGAAATAGCTGTATTTAACTATACAATATCCCCTACAAATGATACTGGTTCATACGATTATAATTTAGATTTTAACAATGGACTAATTACTTTTAACAATATTGTATTACCTACTTCATCTGGATTTAATTATGAATTTAAAACCAATATATTAACCAGTTTTACATTTAATAGTGATAATGCATTAGAACAAAATACTACTACTATTAATAATGCGATAAATTCAAATGTTTATATAAATACAACAAAAAACATATTTGACGTAAATAATGTAACTGTTAATACTACACAATCTACCAACATATCTAGTACTTCAATAACCGCAGTCTAATTTAATTTATTTAATTTGTTTAATTTATTTAATTTGTTTTTATTTATAATTTCTAATGTTCGTTCATAATATTGTTCTTTTTCCTTATGTAATTTATCTCTTTGTGCGTTTAATATACTCTGTTCTAATTTTTGTAGTTTTTCTATTCGTGCAACTGTATTCTCATATCTTAAATGCGGTTTTAATTTATATTGTTCTGCTTTATATGCATCTATTTCTTTCGTATGTTGGGTATCAGTCTCTTTACGATATTTAGGTTCGATAAAATTTAAATCTAATTCCATTATACCTTTATAACCAGGTATTATATTATCTTTGCTCATGATTATAATATAATATTATAATATTTTAAATATTTAATATTTTATTCGTCGTTCAATTTTACATTTTCTAATTGTTGTAATTTCCAATTTGTAATAAATGTAAAATTTTCAGGATAACTATTTACATCAAATTTATATTCATCTAATAAATTAATCAATGAATATATCATGTATTCTAATTGTCTCAATACATTATATTTATTTGATACTACACTATCAAAATCAATATATTGGTCAATTATTAAAAAGAATGGATCTAATATATTAATGTAATTGTTTATTTCATCATAAGAGCTATATAAATAATTATCTCCTTCATATGTTTCATAAAAACGATGATTTAATCCTTCTATTTTTTCTTTAAAACTTATGTATTTATATTGTCTTTCATTAGATACTTCATACCGTTGTTCATCATTTATATTTTGATTTTCTTCATTACAAGTAATATACTGATTAATTAATTCATCAATCGTATCTGTTAACCAATTATATTCAACTATTAATTGCCTTGATATCTTATTATTGGTATTATGGAACGGTTGTTGTAATATATTATATCGTTCATTTTCTATTATAAATAATTCTTGTTGCTTCAATAATTCTTTTTTTGTTTCCTTAATTTTATCAGACGACCATATTGATATATTTTTATATTCATCTAATAAAATATCTACATTTTTATTATAATCATTAAAAGAACTATTTATTTCTTTTTCCAATACTTCTTTTGTATTACTTGATAAAACTTCATTACTATAAGAACCACCACGAACATTATTAATTCCATACATTCGCATATATTTTTTTACAAAATAATCAATATCTAATACGTCATTAATCGGGGTTGAATTATGAGAAAGTATTGGTAAATGATTTGCTACATATTGATATTGTATTTGACTATTTAAATATATATCTTTTATTTCATTTTCAGATGATACATAAATAAACCATTTTTTATGTGATAATTCTAAAACATATACTGTATATAAAGTTGAAAAATAATAATTCATAATATACTTTTTTTTATAAAATATATTATAAGAACAAACGTAATTACATATTGTTAGTCATTGTAGGATTCAAGCACATTTTTTGGCTTGGAAAAACTTGATTAGACATACATTTATCACCTTCACCAATTTCAACACACCCTCTTGAACCTTCATATTCACCGACTAAACACCATTTTGTTTTATTGGAAGTAATGGGTTTTTGAATAGGATTTTCACTTACATCTTCATTTAAATTAGACACATCAACATTATTTGTATTTAATGATTTGTCTAATTCTTGACGGGTTTGAACATTAATATTACCAGCACTCATATCTTTTAATAAAGTCCCTACGGTTTGAACTGAATCACCAGCAATTTCAATACCAGCAGTCGCAACATCAGTTGCAACACCTGCGGTTTCATCTATTACAGTTCCTGCTGTATATCCCAACACTGATAATAATTGTCTTATTAAAGGACCGAATATTCTTGTAATAGACTCTACTAAATCACCTAATACATTTAAGATATTTATCCCTAAAGAAGACAATATTAATAAAAAAAGAAGAGTTGAAATAATAAAATTTTTATTACCAAATGAATTCGTATCTAGATTATTTTCCATTTTATATTATATTATAATATAATTTACTCATATAAATATTATTAAAAAACAATTTAGATATTCGTTCACATATAATTAATATTATAGTGAAATATATTAATGGCTGCTTTTAATTTTTTTGAAACGATTCTTTTAGTTAGTTTGGCGATTACATTTGTGTTAATCTTGTTTTTAGTATATCATTTTAAAGACAGAATTACTACAACTGAAGAAAAAACGGATACTATGTTTGATATTATCAACAACATGGCACAGGAAATGACTAATATACGCACAACGATGAATATGGTAAATAAACCACCTACACCAGTTGTTCGTATTCCATCTTTTACTAAAATAGATGTATCTGATGAAGAAAACGATAGTGATTATGAAACTGATAGCGACGAGGAAGGTGATTGTGGTAGCGACGAGGAAGGTGATTGTGGTAGTGACGAGGAAGATGATAGTGGTAGCGATGAAGATACTGTTAATGATAATGACGAAGAACAAATTAAACACATTTCTATGAATTTAGATAATAAAATTGATGATCAAATAAACAGTGATGATGTAAATAGTGATAATAATGATATTGATGAAAAAGAACAACCACCCGCCGAATTAAATGATAGCACTTTAGTAGTTGAAAAATTAGATGAATTAATTAATCATGTTGAAGAAGATGATAATGAAAGTTTAGATGAAAAGATAACTTATTCTCATTCTAATTATCGTAAAATGAATTTAGCTACTTTAAGGCAAATGATGGCTACTAGGGGATTCTCTACTGATACAAGTAAAATGAAAAAAAATGATATTATTTCTTTATTAGAAAATAATGAATAATTTAGAATGATAATATAAATATATATTATATAATTAATTAATATATGTTTACTCGTCTTTTCAGTATATTAAATACCACAACTAATGAAACAAAACCAACAATGAAACCAAATATAAAATTTGTTGATCATCAAATAAAACCAATAAATAACGCTAGTTGGCAACCAGAATCTGAAAAAAATAATAATTTACTTCATAGTGAAAAAATAAAAACAAATTGGGAATATCGTCGTTATTTAACTGATAATGCTCCACAAATAATGGAATATAATTTTCATGATACTGCAAACAGTATCGGTTATGATAAACGCCCAAACGAAATTCCATCCATACAATCAAATTCTTTTATACCATTTACTAGTATTTCATCCTTACCCAATAGTGATTTAAAACAAAATTATATTTTCCAACAACAAAATGCTTCTCGTAAAATGGCCCCTGAAGTTGTTATACAACGTACCTAATTATTATAAATGTAATAGAATTGATGTAAATATATATATTCTACATAAAAGTATATATATTATAACATGGATATTAGCAATAATATTCTTACCAAACCAACTCAACAATGGTATTGTTATATTCTTCGTAATAAACAAAGTAAATATGCGCACTTGACATATAATGGTTCTACTAATAATCCACATAAACGACTTCGTCAACACAATGAAGAAATAACTGGCGGAGCCGTATATACACATGGACGCGGAGGATGCTGGGAGATATATGCATTACTTACTGGATTTGTTGATCATAAAAATGCATTATCATGTGAATGGCGTATTAAACATACAAATGGACGACCTGGAAAAAGANCTAATGAACATTTGGGAGTTATAGGTCGTATTCGTGGATTAAATGAAGTTCTCAAACTGGATAAATGGACCAGCAAATGTTTAATCAATAATAAAGATGTAGATTATACATTATATATAGCTGAGGATGTGGCCAATTATATACATACAGAAGAATTACCTGAAAATATAACAGTAATACAAGGAATTCCTTCATTTACAAAATAGATAAATTATATATTTTGTTCTCCAAAATATATAAACTTTATACTACATTTAATTTTCATATGAACTACATTAGTTTTGATATAGGAATCAAAAATATGGCCTATTGTATTTTTTCTATACAAGAACAACAATTTTTAATAAGAGATTGGAATGTTATTAATCTTATTGAAGTTGAAAAGAAAACTTATACATGTGATGCAATTATACCTCCAAAAACAAAAAAAAGTGTTGAAAAAATATGCAATAAAAAGGCTAAGTTAATGAAAAATGAAAAATATTATTGTGAAAAACATGCAAAAGCAAATTCACAATATATACTCCCTACAAAACAAAATTCTCCTCCCTATCTTAAAAAATGTAAGAATGAAGAATTGTTAAAAATAGGACGTTCTCACTTTCTCTTTACAAATGAAGATTCAAAAAAAATAAAAAAGACAGAACTAATCGAACAACTTACTAACTTCTATAAAAACAAATGTTTTGAGAACATTGTTGAAATAAAAGATAAAAACGCCAATCATGTTGATTTAATTAATATTGGGAAAAAAATAAAAGAAAAAATGAATTTAATCCCTTTTATTGATACCATCCATTATGTAATTATTGAAAACCAAATATCACCTATTGCGAATCGTATGAAAACTATACAAGGTATGTTAGCGCAATATTTTATTATGAAAAATGACGATATTTATATTGAATTTGTATCTTCTTCTAATAAATTAAAACAATTCAATGATTTAAAATGTGAAAATGAATTTTTTGAGAAAAATTCATATAAAGAAAATAAAAAAGATGGTATTTATTACTGTAAATTAATTTTACAAAACAATTCTACATTAAATAACTGGATAAGTAGCTTGGATATCAAGAAAAAAGATGATTTAGCAGATGCATTTTTACAAGGTATTTGGTTTTTAAAACGCCAAAATATAATATATTATGCGGATGATTTAAAAATAAATCTTGTATAAATAACATAATGGAAGAAGTTGTGAATATTAATTTAGATTCTGAACCTTTACCTAGTAGTAAACCTACTGTTAATTTTGGACCGGGTATTGAATTATTAATGAATGATAAAAAAATCTCATCAAATGAAAGCACTACAATTAATTTAGATGATTTAGATACTTTAGAACAAGATATGAATAATTTAAGCGAAAATATTTCTTCCACAGGAACGTCGTCTGATATTTTTACTATAAAAGACCCTGTTGAAAATATTACTATGGATGAACCTACCGATTCAAATTTAGGAAATGCTACGCGTGAAAGTATTGGAAATACACAAACATGGGATGGATTTTCAAAATTAAATGAAGTACCCGTAAATGAATTCAGATCTCAATCTTCAAAACTATCTGAACGTGAAAAACGTCGTAAGAAACGTGCTATGTTAAAAAAATTAAATGATTGGTATGAAAAGGGTCAAACTACTGGTCACTCACAATTTGATATGGAATCACCTTTTGATGAAGTTGAAGACGAGTATGAAACTGTTATGGAAGATAAACGTAAAAAAGATTCTATTAAATTACAAGGTTGGTGGTTTATGACTTTTATTAATTCCCTTGAATATGCGAATACTGCTTTTAATCCTTTTGATTTAAACTTAGATGGTTGGGGTGAACAAGTAAATGAAGATATTGATAGTTACGAAGATATTTTCTCTGAATTACATGATAAATATAAAGGTGGTAAATTAGCTCCTGAAATTTCATTATTATTACGTGTTGGATTTAGTGCTGCTGTATTAAACTTTTCAAATAAAGCCTTATCTTCTGCTACACCTGCTTTTAATGATGTTATTAAGCAAAGTCCTGAATTGATGAAAATGTTTACTGACGCGACTGTAAATTCTATGAGCCAACAATCACCTGGTTTTAACATGGCTAATAATTTAATGAGCGAACAAGCAAACAAACCTCGTGGTCCACCACCACCGGCACCTGTAGATGCAACTAAACAAGCACCACCATCACGCCCTGGTATGAATTACACTGAACCTCCTTCTAATCGCCCCGATATTAATGCTAGTAGAGGAACCATGTTTAGAGAAGAAGGTGTTGATATGAGAAATCAGTCAAATATAAATGAATCTAAACCTATATCCAGACCTGAAATGAAGGGTCCTCAAAATAGTGATATTGATAATATTTTAGCTGGATTAAAAACTAAAACTATTAATATTCATGAAAATGAACGTCCTTCTAATCCTGTAAATACCAATAACGATTCAATTATCTCTATTAATTCTTTAAATGATATGGAAAATGCTAATGGACCTAAAACCAGCAAACGTAAAAAAAATCGTTCCGATAAAAATATTATTTCTTTAGATATCTAATACTTCAAATACCATAAATTAAATTATAATATTTTATTATAATTTAACAATCTCCTCCAGTACCCATTGAAATATTTAAATATTTCATATGGTCTGACGTACTTGTACAATGCATTGGACTACACGAATCTGAACAAGTAGAATCTTCTATATTATCTTGATCGTTACATAATTTATATTGACTGTTTTCTTCATTATACCATATTTCTTGAGATATATGAACATATTTTAAAAATTCTTGGGGTATATGCGGTACCATATCATAATGATGTGTTATACGATTTGAATAAATAGGCAATTTATTAAATGTGGAAACAAAATATTCATTTCCTACTCGTGGACTACCAAAAGTTATTAATTTAATATTCATATCAGTATTTTCAACATATAATAACTCAAATGCTAATAATGTTGATAATGCACCGCCTAATGAATGACCTGTGATCAATAAATTATTCGTTTTGTATTCTGTAGATATATCGTTTATTTCTTTTATTACATCAGTTTTTAAATTGGTAAATAAATTATAAAATCCCTTTTCTACACTTATATTTATATCATCATATGGTTGTATTTGAGAAACATGTATATTATCTATCCAATTTTGAATATTTATACTTCCACGAAAACTTACAAAAATTATATCATAGTCAGTATTGTATCCTAATATTACTTGTTCACTATCCTTTTGTATTAACGAATAATATTTGTTATGCGATGAACATGTTGCACATTCCCAATTTGATGTAGTATCTAAACAATATGTAGATTGAGAAATATTTAAAGCTGTTTTTGCTAACATTTCATTATATTCATTAGCAAATATAGATTGTATCATAAGAAAAAAAAGAATTAATATTATCATCATATATAATATTAATAATTTTTTTTTAAATATTTTTAACTCAATTTTCTAATAATTTATTGATTTTTTAAATTTTCCTTGTGTTGTTCAATGTATATTGGTTTTTGTATTAATGATTTTATATCACAACCGTTTTCTAATTTTTTTCCTTTATATATTTTTACTATACACTGTTGATGTATAGTTTGCTCCATTAAACCTTTATTAGTATATTGAAATGAAAACATTATTTAATTATCCTTAAATTATTTTGATTATCTTTATATTATTTCTAAAAAATCATTCAATTTTTCAAATTATTATTCTATAGGAAAGGGTTCTTCTATACGATGTTGTAAATAGTTAATCAAATCATCTATATAAGTTATCCATCTATTACCTTGATTCATTGAATCATTTAAATCATATTCAATATCATGATTACCAAGAATATTTAAAATTGTTTGTTTTTCGGTTCCTGTTACTATTCCTTCCCAGCTAGGTCCTTCGTTAGATTTGTATTCTTCACCTAACCATTTATTATGATAAATTTCACATTTTGCTAAATAAGAAGCTTCTATATTACTTTCCCCTGTTCGTGAACGTTTTTTTATTCTTTCTAAACATTTATCACCTGTTGTATAAAAATATACTATCGCATCAATTGGGTTGTCGTTGATATATTCTTTGGCTAAATCTGTATATATTTTGTATTCCATCTTATTCATCAATTTATCATCATATAACATTTGTGCGAATACATGTCTATCTGCTTCTATAGAACGTTCACAAATAATAACTTCAGCATCTGGATTTTCATTAACCGCCTTTTTTAATACAGACATACGGGTTGTAAAAGCCATCATTTGAAATGCGAATGAATATTTTGTTGGTTCTTTATAAAAATTTTCCAATATTGTTTTTCCTTCTTCATCTATTACATATTCCCATAAATCTACAGGTTCTTTCACAAATACATAATTCCTATTTTGAAATTTTTCTTGTAAATTCTTCAATAAAGTAGATTTACCTGAACCAATATTGCCTTCAATCGATATAATAAGAGGAGCCATATTTTATATAATAATTATATAAAAATATATTTATATCAATT